TTGTTTGTCGAACATAACATATTGCGACAATGCTTCGCGTAACCCTGAGACCATTTTCCCGTAACCGACTTTGACAATATCGACGCCAACAAGGTTCAGGTATTTGGTAGTATGCCCGTCTCTACTTGCCATGATTCTTGTGCACGCCTTTCCACCTCTGCCGCACCGTCGATACGTTTAGGTTGCAAACCGTTTTTCCTTAAACGTTTATAGGCTGGCATATCTTTCTGCCAACCACGTTCAGTTTGATTAGTTGCCGCGACCCTTGCACCTTTGGATGTGGTGCTATTTGTTCCCATTCTTATCCCAGCGATTCGACACCCGAAACATCCTTCGATGTCCAGATTCGGATGTGTTTCCCTGTGTTTCATGTGATGTACGCCCCGTATCCTTCTGCTGTTAACGTTGCCGCTTCGTCTGATGTGATTTCTGTTGCGTGCCCACCATAATATATTTTCGAGATTGTTGCTGCATCTGAGGGCTGGTTCTCGGTGATGGTTCCGTCTGTCAACAGGAATACGTTGCGTCCACGTGGGCTTAACGCCACATGTTTACCCCATTGGTTCGCTAACCGTTCGCTGGCTGCCAAGTATTGTCCGTCCATAAATTCTCCGACTATGACGGGTGATACAAAGTTGTCCGTTGGTGGGTTGAATGTTGGCATTATGTGATGCTCGCTCCGAATCCTGCTGCTGTTAGTTCTGTTACTTCTGTGTCGTCCAAGAAAATGTCGTGCCCGCCGTAATACACTTTTGATATTAGTTCTGGTCTGCGTGGGTCGGTTGTTTGATATGTGTTGTCTGTGAGTTTATACAGGTTGAATGCGCGTATTCCTTGCGGGGTGTGTGCGAACAGTTTATCTGCGTCGGTTTCTGGGTAGCGTGCAGCGAACGAGTAGTCGCTTGTGATGCCGATACGGAAGATGTGGGATTTGGTCCAATCCGCTGTGCCTGTGCCTGTGCCCGACCCTGTGGCTGTGCGTCGTTCAATGCGTGCCCCAACACCAGTCTGTGTTCCCGTGCCTGAGCCTGTAGCGGTGCGAATAGATACCAGTAGCCAGTTACCTGTTTGTGTTCCCGCACCCGAACCTGTTGCGGTACGGATGTTGATAACCAAATCGACGGCTGTACCCGACCCGACACCCGAACCTGTTGCGGTTCGTGACGGGATTTGCCCAAAGAAAGCGCTACCTGAACCTTCGCCTGAACCCGTGGCGGTTCGTGGTGCGATATGCAAACCTGTCGAATCGAACGTGCCGACACCTGAACCCGTAGCAGTACGAACAGCAACAAGGATTCCTACCGCGGTAGCACTACCAGTACCGTCACCTGTCGCGGCGCGGAATCTAACAATGTTTATTGAAGAAGAAGCAGTACCTGAACCTGATGCTGTAGCGGTAACAGTAATGACTGCACGGACACCAAGATAGAAACGTCCACCCGTAAGATACGGGAAACTGAAATCGGTGAGTTGACCTAAACGTATTTGAGCAGAGCCAGAAGCAACCCCAGATGTGCCGTCACCTGCGCCTGTCGCTGTGCGTTGTACTACATGAAAGTATGTTCCACGGTAAAACGGGTGTGTGTCAACAAACGGTTCAACGTAACCTGTGACTGCTGTTTGTGCCATAGGGTTTACCCCCTACGACTAATCGAGAGACAGCGTAAGCGAAGTGATTTGAAAAGTATCGCCAGCGGTCACAGCAGCAGACGACGACAAAGCACCAGTCCACAAAGCGTTGCCCGCAGTTGAGTTATCCCACAATGACCAATGCGTGATTGTTTCTGTCGCTGCAACGTTCGTCCATTCAAGGGTTGCGTTTGTTGCGATAGAACCTGAGGAAGCGGCAGCCCATGATGCGGATTTGCGTGTTGTTTCTGTTGCTGCGTTCGATGTTGCAGCCTCACCTGGGTCGCCTGTGTGAAGTTTTACGTACACGTTTGTTGGCATAGTCCAAGCGGTTTTGCCTGTGGTGTGTTCCAAAATTTTTAGTTCGGCGTAGTTGGAAATGGACATAGAAACCTTTCGTTACCAGAAGTATAGCAAAGCCCCCGCCTTTCGGCGGGGGACTCTACTACTTGTTAATCAATTATTGAAATTGATTAAGCGGCGTTGTCACCGATGCTTGAAGCCGATTCGATTCGACGAAGCGAAGCCTCGCGGAAGCGACCGTAGCCACCAAGCCAGTACCAACCGAGTGGTTGCAAACGCATCAAGATGTCTGTGACATTGCCACGGACAATCTTCGGGTTCGCACCATTGCCGTCTGTGACGCTGAACGCCTTAGCGAGCGCCTGACGACCCATTACGTGTGTGCAATAGGCGTCGATGGTTCCAGTTGTGCTGGTTCCGTTCGAAGCGTTAGCAAACTTCTTGGCTCGTGGTGTTTCGATGAAACGTACCGACTCAAACTTGCCGATTTCACCGTTGTAGATACCTTCTGGGTTCACGTAGTTCGCTGGTGTGCGCCATGATGCTACGTCGGTATTTGAACGGAAGTCATACGACACGTCTGGGTGAATGAAACCCATGTATGAACCTTCGAACGTTGCGACGTTTGCGCCGCGAAGTTGTGCGACAACTTTGCGTACATCGTCTGCGTGAAGGATGTCATCTGTCTGAATTGACTCGCGGCTTGTTGGCGTCGTTGCGCCACCTGTTGCGTAAATAACGTTGGTTCCTGCGGCGAGAACGTCACGGACAACTTGGTCCATTGAGTCACCAGCATTGTAGCCGATGATGTTCGCTGCCGCCGAGTCAACATCCAAGAATGCTGTGCCACGGAGTTTCGCTGTGGTTACCACTGCGTTGCCGTATTCGTTCAGAGTTACAGTTACCTGGCTGTCTGAGAGCGCCGTCGGGGTTACGTCAGTTACTTCGTTCAACGTGGCTGTCGCTGCCGCGATGTCTGCGAAGATGGTGAATGTGACACCAGTTCCAGGCATCGCCTGTTGTACTGGTTGTACGTCCGCTGCCTGGTCGAAAAGGAGTTCTGAACGCAATGCGAAATACGCAAGACGGTCAAACGCCACCTGGTCAACCGACAGAGACGAGAGTTGGGTTTCGCCTGCCATGATTATTTATTCCTTTTGTTTTGAGGGGGATATTACTGTTGTTGTGCTGCCCGTGCCTCAGACAAAATTTGTTCTACTTCTCGTGGCGAAGTTGCTTCGTTCAACCTGCGTGCCCAGTCAACTGGTGGTTGGGATGTTTGGCTTCCAGCGGCGACTTTGTTGGTTCGCTGCCATGCTTGCATCTCATCCGCAGTTGGCTGATTCTGGGGTGGACTAATCAATTGCGCCTCTACAGCAGCCTGACGGATTGCTTCTGGGTTTAGGTCGCCGTCGTATGCTTTGACGAAATATTTTGTCATTGGTTGAAGCGGGTCGATACCTGCTTTAACAAATGCCAATTCTCGTTTCGCTGCTTCGGCTTCCGCTACTTGCTTTCGCAGTTCTGCGGTTTCCTTTTCCAGTTGCTTCATCCTTGCCCTAACTGGGTTTCGGGTTTCGGATTCTTCTATCTGGTCTTCGCTGTCGTAGTTGTCAAACTCTGACATATGGCACTCTCCGTTTCTGCCCACATCACACCAGAGGTATGTGATGGCTGCTATTGATTTGTCACCCCGAATTGCTCCGCACAGACTGGGGGATTCCTGTGCAGGTTCCTACTTAACGTATCACGTCAAATAGTAGTGAACGTTTATGGTGTTGTCAACTATTTGGTTATTTGATTGTTTGTAGGCTGACTTTGCCGCCTGCTTCAAATGCGCCTTTGCGTCGTCGTCGGCGTGTACCTATTCGTTGGGCTGCTGCTGCGCTTGTGCCGAGTGTGCCTGCTATGGCTTCTTCTTGGGTGATTTCTTCTTCGCCCATCAATGGTCGGTAGAGGCTTTCTTGTTGTTTGTATGTTGTAAATCCTGCTTGGGCTTTGGCTTCGCTTACGCCTTGTCGTACTAGTTCTTCTGCGGTTTGGGCGGTGAGTCCGATGCCTGCTTGTTTGCGGGCTTGTGCTGCGACTTCGGCTGCTCTGGCTGCTCGTAGGATGTTGTCTTGGGCTTTGGTTGGGTCTACGAAGAATGCTGCGATTGACCCATCATCAAGATTGTATAACGTTTTAAGTTCGTTGATGACTGTCGGGTCAGCGTTGCGTACAGCCTGATAGCCCTGGGTTACTCTGGCAAGTATCTCATCTGGGGAGATGTCGTTGATGAGGAAGTTTTGTAGCGATGTCGGGTCGTCGTAGAAACCTGCTGGCATTCCTGAGTCACGCAAATTTTTGCGATACTGCGATTCTAAAAGGAGCGTTTGGGTAACGGAGTAGACGGGTTTGCCTGCTGCTCGGCGTGCTTCGTTTGCCGCGAATCGTCGTTTGAACGCTGGTGATTCACGTAGTTGGATACCGATTTCGTCGACGGATGATGCGCCTGTGATGGTGCGGTTGGCTAGGGCTGCACGGATTTCGTTGACTAGTTCGGGGTCGTCTAACCCGTAAAACTTGAGGGTGTTTGTGAGGATGGTTGTGGCTGTTTCATTGCTGTCTGATGGCACAACCGAGGTTGCACGACTATTACCGCCAACATTACTACTGACAACAGAAGCACCTGGGAAAGCGTCTTCTGCTCCGCGCTCAGCAAGATTGCGGGCTTTGCCTTGCTGAATAAGGATGTTCAGGGCTGCGTTACGTTGTTCAATTGTGCCTGCACCAACGTTTACGCCCGCTTGAAGGTCACGGATATATTGTGATGTGGCTGTGTCACCGTAATAACCGCTTGCTTCTGTGACAAGGTTTGGGTTTACAGCCGCTGGCGTGACAGGTGTTGTAAGAGGGCGACCGCGAGCCTCGGATAACGCTCTTAAGTCTTCTGGTGTCATTGCCATTAGAGAATCCTTCCGAATGCTTGAGCGATATTAGCCGACAAAGCACGAGCCTCATTTTTGGCGTTATTGGTTTTCTCCCAACCATATTGCGGGTCGGTGCGTAACAGTTTTTCCCATTCGCTGTTCGTCATCAAACGTTTCTTGCCTTCTTCACCGAACGTTACTGCTTGTTCGAATGCGCCCGTGGACATGTCGATGGCGTTCGGGTTCAATTCAAGTAGGCGTGCCGCCGTGGTTTTGTATGCGGAAGCAATGCTTTCCAATGTCATGCCCTGGTCTAACAGGTTTGATAGATGACCGTATCGTGTTTTGGCGAACTCTCTTTGTTGACGTTCGTAGTCGGCTGACAGCATTTGTCCTGTCAAAACTTTTTCAATATCTGAGTCTGCTGGGTTTGTGTTGAAGAACGCTTTGGCGATGTTTTGCGTGCTGATGTAGTCGGCAGATTTTCTGGTGCGTTCTAATGCTGTCGGGTTGATGTAGTTGCCTGCGTCATCTTTTGCGAAGACTTGTTCGTAAACTTTTTGTTTTAGAATTTCACCTTGATACCCGAAGTTGATGGAATCTGAAACAAATTTGGTGAAATCAGTACCTTCAAAACCCAGTGTGCCCACCAAAGATTGAATAACTTTTAGTTGTTTTGATTGCGATATTTCTTTATAAAATTCTGTGCCTTCTAATTGGGCTTCAAAACGTGCTCTGCCTTCTGGTGTTTTGTATGATTCTTCGGCAACGGCTGTGCTAAGAACCTTGAACAGTTGAGGGTATTTTGCTCGGTCCAGGTCGAGTAGCCATGCTTTTGCTGGGAATTGTTCTCGAATTATTGTTTCCCATGCGTCGCTGACTGTTGCTGTTTCTGGGGTTTTGCCTGCTGCTACGGCTGTTTTGTATTCTTTGCGTAGCATTTCACGGTTTTCTGGGGTGTTTTCTAAACCACGGGCAGTAAGTTGTGCATTGACAAACGCTGTTCTTTGTTTTGCATCAACTACTGGGATGGTTACAACTGGTTCAGTGGGTGCAGGTTCGTCAGTTAATGTTGGCGTTACTGTTGTGCCAGGTCGAAGTTCACCAGTTTTCATTCGACCAAAACGTGCTTGTTCTGCACGGTCTTCTACTGGGGTGACAGGGGTTGCAGCCGCACCTCGTTGTGCGGCAACACCAGATGGGGGTCTGGTTGTAACAGGTTTTCTAAGTGCTTCAGCAGTTGTTGGTGAAGCCGTGACATCACGTTTAGCCAAACCCATTTCCACCGTAACTGTCTTGGGGATAGTAAGTCCTTTATCTAATGCTTTAGTTTCGGCTTGGTCCAAAATTTTTAGGGAAGCGAAATAGCGGTCGCGGTATGGTTGCGACGTTTCTGGGAACGCCGTAATTTCTTGGAGCATTTCGGCGTATGCACTATCGGCGTTGGATTGTGCTGTTTCTAAAGCAACCTGCAACTTGGAGTCAGGGTCTTTGGCTCTTTCTGGGGATGGGCGGCGGCGGTCAATAGCGTTTTTGTATTGGTTGTTGACTATTGTCAGGTTTTGTTCTTGTTTGATTGCTTCGTCAAGGGTTAATGTTTCGTCATCCAAAACAACGTCGATACCATCTGTTTTCGAAATGGCGAGTCTTAGGTCGTTGCGACGTTGAGCAATTTCCGAGGCGGTTTCTTGTATTTGTTCGAGGGATTGTTTGGGGAATGTGTCGCCACGAATTTTTGGTTTTTTGAATGTTATTTTTCGTATGGCGTCTGCGATGTCTGTTATTACACCCCAGTCTTGTGCTGGTGCTTTGTCTGAAATTTCTCCAGCAAGCCATCGTTCGTAAAGATATTGTTTTGTGGCTTTGGGCGCAGTAAGGTTTTTAATCCATTGCGGCATTGGTTTTTGTTCGTCAGCCATTATGCCTGTCCTTTAATCTTTCTATCAAGAATGTCGAACAAACTTAAAGCACCAACCGCTTGGGCTTCTGGACCGAACTGCTGCTGAACCTGCTGCTCGGCGGCAACATCAAGACGTGGGGCTTTAACACCACCCATTGCTTCGGTGATTTCCATACGCTCATAGGTTCTCACGAACTTTTCAATCTCGTTCGGTGACAGGCTGCGTCCTAATATTTCTTGGGTTGTTTTTTGTAGCACGGAACGGATGTCTTGTTTTGCTGTGGTGCGAATAACTTTGCCAGTACCAAGAACAGGTTTAACTTCGGACAGAAGTGTTGGCAATGCAGCATCTACGGTCAAGCCTTTGGAGTTTGCGTAGTTTAAGAACTCTCGCATCACGGAAATGTCTGTGCTGTCGAATCCTGTTCCGCCTGCTGCTCTGCCGTTTTTGCCGTATAAACCGATTGATGCCAGTTTGTTTTGTAAATCTGTTCTGTCTATTGGTGATAGTCGTGATAGTTCGCTGACTGCTTCACCGTCTGGGTCGTATTGTCCACGGGCGATAGCACCCGATTTGTTTACCAGCCCTTGACCGATGTAGCCTGCGCTAATATTGCGTTGTGTTGGTGGTCCTTGATATCTTCCGCCGACAAATTGTTCTGGCATTGTGGCGAACTGTTGTGGGCTTACGGTAACTTGTCTTATACCAAGTTCAACGTCTGGGGCTAAACCGCCAGATACTTTGGGCGCGATAACTGGAGCCTGTGCAGGGGGTGGCGTTACTGGTGCGTTAGGGTCTGTTTGTTCTGTGAATGACATTAATCTACCTCTGCCGCAAGTTTATCTTCAAAAATTCTTGCGAATTCTGGGGTTTGTTGTACGAGCGTTGCAGCAATACTAGCCAACCAATCCTTTAGAGGCTGCGTTTTTGGTGATTGGAAACTTGAATAGCCTGCCGCTGCTGCATTCGCTAATGCTTGGTCGCGGGCATCCAAATATTGTTTGACTGCGTTCGCTACATCGTTGTCGGCTAAACGGTTGTCGGTTACGGCTGTACGCAAATCGTTAATAAAGTTGGGGAATTCGCCTGGGTTGAAATCGGCTTTGACAGGGAACCCTGGGTATTCTTCATTAAGGAATACACGCCATTGACTTAACCATTCTCGTTGTTCTTGATTTAAAGTTGCCCCAAGTTGGTTGCGTTTATCGCGGTAGATGGCTGCACCGAGGCGATATTGGGCTGCTGCCACCATTTCTTCTGCGGTTAGCCGTTTGCGTTCACCTTTTTGGATTTGGCGGTTCCATGCCTCGAAACTGAATACGTCGCCACCTGGGGCAAAAAATCCTGCGATGCCTTTATATTGTCGCATAAGGTCGTTGTTTTCGTTAGCCCAATCGGAGAACACTTTGGTTGGTTCGATACCGCTGGTTGTTGGTTCCGTTTTGTGACCCATGTAGATAAACGAGTCTTCACCGAATTTGTTGATGAATTCTGATACGGCTGTGTCTGGGTTTTTTGTTTTAAGTTTGTAGAACTCTTGTGAGAGTGCCGAGGCGATGATGTCTCCGCCGTCTGTTTCTAAACGGAAATCGATTTGTGGTGAGGTTGGTCCCGTGAATTGGAATAGGGCGCGTAATCCTGCGAGGACTTGTGCTTTGCGGCGTGCATCGGCATACAGTTTTGCCATGTCGTTCGGGTCTTTGGTGTTGTAACTTCCGCTTTGGATTTTGTGGCGGACTACTTCTGCGTAGGTGTTGGCGTAGATTGTGCCGAGGTTGGCGGTGTCGCCTCTGATGGCTTCGATGCCTCGTGTAGCCCATTGTGGCGCGAGTGATGACAAACCTTTTTCTCCGTATGGGAGAACCATTTTGCGGACAAATTCTAATTCGGGGGTGTCTGGGAGTACGTTTGATGCGGCGATTTGTAGGACTGGACCTGCGCCTGGAAGGTTGAGGACTTGGAATGCGCCTCGGATTGGGAATTGTAGGATTGCTCCCGCCCATCCGCCGACAGGGAAATTGAAAACGTTTGTACCGTTTATCGGGTCTTTAGCGAACCAGCCTGACAGGGCGTTGTCTGGGTTGTCTGAGTCGTAGTTCGCTGCGTTGAATGCGAGTTGTGTTTTACGGATTCGTGATGGGTCTTCCACGAGGTATGAGGTGTATTGTCCGAGTGTTTCTCTGAATGCTGTGGCGAATGGTGCTACTACTCGGAGCATGTCTTCTAGGTTGCCTTTTTGTTGGGCGTTGTAAAGGGTTTGTTTGAGTTCTTGTACAGCCATCGCTCCAGCGAATTGTTCTAGTTGGGCGACCGTGCCGTCGCCTGTGGCTGTTTTTCCGAATATCTGATTGTAGATATTTTTGTTGCCTACATATTTTTCGACTGTCATATTTGCCCGTTTGCCTTCGGCGGCGAGGTCGGCGTTTAACGAGTCAACGTACCTGGCGATGTTCGCTTGCAATGTTTGTTGTTCTGCGGGGGATAGCAAATTGGCGTTGTCTGCGACTGTTCGGTAGAACGCTTGACGGTAAAGTGGTGAGCGTTCAAGTTTCTGGGTGGCTTTGCCCACCAAACTGTTGAAGAACCATTTGACGCCTGTGTCCATTGCGTTGGTGATTTTGTCAAGTTTTGCTGATTTGCCTTTGTCGATGCGGTTAGCGACTTTGACGTTTGGCGCTAGTTTTCTTTGATTACCTTTAAGGTCGATGAGTTCTCGGAGTGCTTCGCCGCCGAATAGTCCTGGGTCTTGTTCTTTTGTGGTGAATGCTTGACCTGGGGCTACCGCTTGTACTTCTGCTATGTCACGTGATACAAGCGTGCCTGGGTTGAACGGGTCTTCTACTCGGTTTGGTGTTATTCGTGTGATGATTGCGTCGTCACCGTTATCTAGTTTGACTACCGCACCCACAATTTTGTTTTGTCCCCGTTCTGCCATTACAAGGTCGTCTAATGGTATTTCTTCGCGTGGCACAAATTGGACGTCGGCTGTCGGTAAACCGTCTGCATCCAAAGTTAAACGTGACGTTGGTAATCCTCGTTCGTCGAGTAATGATTCGATTTTTGGTACACGACCATGTTGAACCACGAAACGTAATTCTTCGTCGTTGCGGACGATGGTGTTTATTTTGGCTTGTGATGCTCTGTCCAACCATGTTGTGATGAGGTCGGTGTCGTTGATGTCTGTAATTTTGATAAATTGACTGCGACCTGTTGTTGGGTCTGCGATGCGGATTCCGTTGCGGAAATATTCGACAACTGTTCTGGCGGCTTCCCTGCCTTCGTCGGTTGTTGCCAACCATGTCCTCATCGTTGCTT